AAATGCATTTTTTTTCATGTTGTACACAAGAAACTTTTCTTTGAAGGTTGTTTGAATTCTCTCATTTTCTGTGAGTTTATTCAGCTTGTAGTATTATAGATCAATATAGCAATCTCTTGAAAAAAAATGCATTTTTTCTCCAAAAACCGTTTGACATCTCACACAAAAGGGTATATATTATCTATGTAACAAAAATAAGGAGTTATAAAAATGAAAATAGAAAAAGTAATCGTAAACGAAAATCTTGGATGTTATTCAACATCTGAGGGATTAGCGTTAAAAGCAAATTTGACAAATTATCAATATAATATTTACCCTGAAATAGGATTAAAATTCAATCTACTTTCTGTATTTCGTCATCCTAATACAAGGGATGAAATCTTTGCTATTGAGAGAGACGGAAAACAATATTTAATCAGTTCTAAAAGTTGTTCTTGGATATTAAATTATAATATAGGTGACAAAGTTGAGATTACTGATCTTGGTGGAGTTTATGATTCTTACACTACTTTTGCTGATTCTATAGGTTTAACAAAATATAATAATTTGGCGCCGCAAATGCACGTTGCTTGTAAAGTGTTAGCAAAAGTAACCCACCCGGAAAGACCTCATCAAACAATAGTTGCACTTGAATCAATGGACGGTGATGCACAGTTTTTAATTGATTCAGTTGATGTTAAAAAAATTGATATAAAAGAAGAAACTATCGCTGGTATTAAACTACCATATATTGAGGGATTTTGTTATACAGGTGAATTTAGAATCCCTAAATATAATGAGTTATATCTTTCTGATTATGTGCCAGGATATACATCCCCTGATGTTGCTGTAGCAAATATGCACACTGTCTGTTTTCAACGTCTAATAATGAAAAAAATAAATTAAGGAAACACAAAATGAAATATACTTATTTTTACGTAACAACCGATGCTGATGAAAAAATTCACCAACATATTCTAAAATCAAAAAGAAAATTAGATATCTTTGAAAAAATAAAGGAACATTGGAAATCCGGGAATGTGGTTCCTATGAATTTGTTTTTCGGAACTGATTGTATTCTTGACCCTCAAGGATTTGAAAATATGAGAACTATCGGTGAAATGATCGAATAGTTCAAATTTATCATTTATTGATGTATAATATTGAAAGAAAATAAAAGGAGAAATATATGAGTTTAGAATATCAATGGGTGGAGAAATACCGCCCTGCAATTTTAAAAGATTTGGTGTTGAATGAAGATATCCGTTCAGTGATTTCAGGTTTTCTTAAGAAAAAAACCATCTGTAATCTATTGTTAGCAGGCAGAGCAGGAATAGGAAAAACAACTTTAGCAAAAATCATATCTAATGAATTGAATGCAACATTACTTTACATTAACGCATCTGTTGATAATAATGTTGAGACAGTGAGAACAAAAGTTAAAGAATTCTGTGACAGTGTTGCACTTGACGGTTTGAAAATTGTCATACTTGATGAAGCAGATTCATTGTCAAGTAATGCAGGAACAGGAGCATCTGCACAAGGTGCATTAAGAAATATAATTGAAACATCATCTGATGATACTCGTTTTATATTAACTTGTAATTATCTTAATAAGATTATTGAACCAATACAATCCAGATGTTCACCTATCAAATTGAGATTTACAATTGATGATGTATTAAAACGTTGTGTTACTATATTACAAGCAGAAAAAGTTAAATTTGATGCTGAAACACTCACCGAATTTGCTCAAGAAGTTATTAAAAGAAAATTACCTGATGTAAGAAGTATTGTTAATAATCTTGAACAATGGTCAATTTCAGGAACACTTGAAAATAAGGGTTCAAACGAATCTGCTGAAATTGAGAAAATAATTGAGGGAATATATAAAGCTGACAATGTTCTTAAAATCAGAGAATTTTTAATCAGCAATGAAGATAAATTTTCTGGAGATTATGAAATGCTTGCAAAATTACTCTTTGAGAAATACTTTGATGACGCAAAAGGTGGAAAAACCCAACTCGTTATTGCTGAATCGATGTATCGTATGGCAGTTTGTTTGGATTCAGAAGTACAATTTTACGCAATGTTGCTTCAAATCAAGAAATAAGTTTTTTGATTCACTAAAAAAGGGAATGATATTTATGTATCATTCCCTTTGTTTATTTCCGTTACTAGTCCTTCTGTAACCTATACTGAGACCGTTTAAATCTTTATACAATATTGACCAAGGACTTTATTTTTATCTTGTCTAGCGGCAGAGAGATGGGTTATTTTTTTTCAAGTAAGAAATTAACAACATCCGCAAATGTAATTTTCTCATCAGTGTAAAATCCAGGACCAAACATCTGATTTCTTACTTGGTCAATTAAATCACCTGTAACATTTTTTGTGTTGATCGTTGCAGACAATTGTTTAAATTCTTCACCTGTGAGATCAATTGATGTATAATGAGAATTATCATAAATTGTAGCAGAAAAAACCGGCATTTTTTGTTCAGAACACCACAATAGTAAATTTTTTGCAGCATCTGGGTTTTTTGAATCATGGGTAATTGTTAATTCTTTACTGTATAAGTTAATACGCATCCAACCTAATGCATACAAATCCTCATAATCAACATTGACCGCATTTAAACCGTCCCATTTAAAGTCTTTAAGTTTTTTAATTTTGTCTTTATATTTCTTAATTATTTTGTCAGTACCTTTGTCTTTTTCTTTTATCGCTGGTTCTGTTAATCCCCTGCTAGCGACATCACGTGCGTTTAAACCAGGCCAAAATCTATTCATCCATCTACGATGATAACCAAAATTAAAATAAATTAACATACTTTCTTTAGGAATATACCACCCAGAAAATGATTGTTTTAATTTAGCACTATCACTCATCATTGCTGGGGTTTTCACCTTCACAATTTTCTTAATTTTTCCGTCTACTTTTGTTTCATTTAATATTTTCATTTATTCCTTTATTAATCTGTTCAATTTTATTTTTAGATTCTTTTAATGATTCTTTTTCGGTTTTGATATATATCCCACCGTGTTTATAAAATGCTGCACCTACCAAAATCAATAGAATCATAATACCTAATGATATATAAACCCATGCTCTGCTTGGTACAGATTTAAAAGTAGTTTGTGGTAAACGTATTTCCATAATTAACACATAAAATCGCTGACTTTGGTAATTTTTTTACTTTCATTAATTTTCCCCAGCTCTGGGTAAATTTCTTCAATATCTTTTTCATCCATTCCATAGTAAGAACTTAAAAGATATTTTTTGATATCTTCTGGTTGTCCTGTTATATCTGCGGTAGTTCTACCCGTTTCTTTTATTTTAATACCGAATCTAATAGCAGATTTTTTAATTGCTCTTTCTTCAGACCAATCCATATCGATATCAATAGTTATTTTTTTTGCTTCTGTTAAGTAAAAATTTATTGCTTCTTTAAATTTCATTTTAGAATTCCTATGTCAATATTTCTATAATTTTATTTATATCTTTTTCTGATAATTCTGTCGGTAATAATTCTTTAATTAATTCGTGGTTGTCTATATTGTCTCGGATAGTTGATGCTGAGACATTTTTAAATGCCTTCACAGCCGCTTTCTTTGGATCAATAATAGTAACCGACGGATTATGTTCTGCAAAATATTTAGGAGTGCTCATCCATCTTTTAAAATCTCCACCTTTGTCACTTGCACCTAACAACACATCAACATCTTTTAATTCGTATTCAACATAATCATAAGTAGCTTTGACAGGTGACGGAGAATCTGAAATGATAAATTTTACATTCTTTAATCCAGTCGCTTTATTGAAAATTTCAAATATTTTAACTGCTGTTTTTGGAGTAATTTCATTCCCAGTTTTTGTTGTGCGTTTTTGTTTTCCAGGTGCAGAAATTATTACAAAAACCTCATCTGCTTGTTTTGAATATTTTTTAATCATATCCCAGTGACCTGCATGAGGAGGTTTAAAAGAACCCGGTACAACCGCAACCGTTTTTCTTTTATCTTCTATCATATAATATTTTTCAAGTTCGAAAAATTTCATTTTATTATTCCTTTAACTGGTTTTATGTTAAATCTTTATTTATATGATCCTCTAAACCATACCTCTTCTTTACCGTGGGATTTTTTTAATTTTTTCAGTTCTTTACGGAATGCTGCTGCAGGTTTAGTTATCTCAGAAGAGTTTTCTATAGCATCATCATCTGCACCATTTTGTCCTTTAACTGCTTTAATTAAATCTGCTAACTGTGCATCTATTACTGCTAAGATTTTACCAACTGAATGCATTGATGATCCTTCTGTAAGTAACGTTTCTATTTTTTCTTCAAATTTCATATTATTTTCCTTTTTTTAATCTTTCATATTTATAAATTGCTTAAGTGATTGTTCACTATCTGCACTTAGGTTATTGACTTGCGCCATTCTATTTTTCAATCCTTTTTCCTGTCCTTTTTTCAAATTCTTAGGTATATCTTGAGGCACCTTTAGTTTATTATACTTCTTTACCAGTACCGGAATTGCTGTTTTAAGTTTATTTCTTAATTCTTCATCAAATCCATTTTGTCGTAAATATTTTTTAACACTGACTTTTGATCTTTTAGCAATAATGTCAAAATAAAACTCTTTATCAATTTCTCCCATCATCTCAGGTATGTTCCATAGTTCTTTATGCATTTTCTGCCATTCAGGATTTTGGAATGCCACTTGAAGTTCCCCTAAATCTAAAACTATTCCTTCAATTACAGAACCAATAGATTTTAAATCACCTTCATATTGTTTTGCATTTTTTAATGCATCTCCAAAACTTGCAATAAACGCAGCACGGACAGTTTCCAACAATTCTTTATCTTCTAATATTTTTTCAGGTTTTTTCAGAATCTGTTGTAATACAGGAACGTCCATATTAATTTCAGATTGGAATTTAAGTTCTTTGATAGTTTGTACAGTAACATTCTTATCAGAAATGTTATTGAATTGTTTTAGTATTTTATTATTTGGTTTTGAGAAAGAGTTTCCATCATATTCTAAAGCAGTAAATGTCACAACCGTTGCAATTTTTCCTAACATTTTTGGATTGTATTTAGTTGCTACAAATGTAACAGAACCATCTTTATCAGTTTCAATATCTTTAGTATAAAATAATTCTCCAACAACTTTAAAGTTTTTATCACCGAATGTTTTTCTAAATTGTTTTGTAAATGTTTTCTGATAATATTTCAGAACCTCAGCAAAAGGTTCACCGAATGGATTTTTCTTGAAATCATTCGGATCACTTACCATACCCGAATAACTTGATTCAATATTAATAGCATCATTATACCAAGATATTTTAACACTAGACCCATCTACTTTTTCTGTTATATTTAATTCTGTAGAATTTATTTTACCATTTTTAACATAAGGTGCAATTTTTTTAATAAATTCAACCATCTGTTTTTTATTCATTGCTTTGATTTTCAGAATAAAATTCTTATCAGTGTTTAAAGCTTCTAGGAGCATTGAAAATTTCATTATACATATTCCTTTAATTCAGATGGAAACAGTGCACCTAATTTAATAAATGTATTTCCTGCTTCTTTCAATATTTCGTTACGTTGTTTTTTATGAATGAATGTTGAACTTAAAACAATTTTAATTAAGTCATCATACTTCATTATATCTTTTGGACCAAATTCTGAGCCTACAACCATATTTGTAATCAATTCTGGATCATTTGATAAAAATTCTCTTTTGATTGCTTTACTTCCTTTAGTTATATTACCTTTTTTACCTTTGAAACTTTGAGTAACTTTTGAAAGTCCTTTGCCCATATTAAGTAAAACTTTACGAACAACAGCAGGGACTTCATTACCTTCAGCATCTTCACCAGTCTCAAGAACCTCAAGGGTTGAAAATTTAAGTATTGCAAATAACAAAATATTCCTATGCAATCCTTTGTATTTACTTTCCCATTCTGCAGGTGAGTAATATGTAAATTTTGAAAATGCCATATTATCTGTTGGCATAAAATCTAATTGTACAAATTCATCTTTCTGTTTACCATCAACATTTGCAATAGGATATGCTAAATGAACTTCACCTAAACCTTTAGATAGTTTTGTATTTGCTGACAACTTGTCTGCTAGATTCTTTAGATAAATTAAAACATCATCAATATCTTTAACATCCTTACTAATCAATTTTGTAAAGTCAACTGCTAAATCAATATCACCAGAAGAACCACCTTTGTTTTTCTTTCCTGTTGAACCTAGAGATGCCACGTCCTTTTCAGTTAGAGGAGTGTTCTTTTTCAAGTCGTTTATAATATTGTCTAATGTTTGTTGCACATTTTCTTGATTGATTCGTGTTACACCTTGTACAGCATTTCCACCCTCAAATATTAAAGTTAATTCTCCAAATTTCATTATTCTATTTCTCCTAATATTTTTGACAGTTCGTCATTTGCTTCATCATTTACATTTTTTGATAATATTATGAAATAACTTGTTATTCTATCCATCAAGTCAGTATTTTCTGAGTTATTGCCTAATAGTTCTGCTAATCTTTTAAGTGTCTTATCAACTTTAGCTTTATCATTACTAGTTTTAGACCATTTCTTTTTCCAATCAATAAGCATCTTTGCTATTTTTGGATTTTTTATGTTATTATTTATATTTTCTGCAAAACATATCTCATTATACAACATGTTTAAATTATTTATTGCTAAATTTTCTGCTATCATTTATTCTCCTAGTATTATTATATTATTTTCATTGAAAAGATAATTAAGATTATTTAATTCTTCTGGTGGTATTGAACTTATTATGTCACCTGTAGCACAACCTGATGTACAACACTCTGCAATTATAGCAGTCAATGGAGGCCAAGAACTTCCTGAAGGAGGATATCCTGAAGGAATACCAGAAACTGAACAAGGTAACCAATCCCAATTTGCACGAGTTCTATCCATTTTAATCATTCCGCATACAACATTTTCCTGATATTCGTTAATTGTCATTCCCATAGGAACATCATACCAACGATCCAATCCAAAGTTACCGTCACCAATACTTAAGAGATTAGGACAGAAATTCATTTTACGAATCAACGGACCGTCATCTGGATCCTCTCCCAATCCTGGAAAAATCCATGTTTTATACACTAAGTTAGTTGTTACAATTATTCTATAAGGATCAGTTTCAGATACATCAGTAGGATATTCATAATTTATTGCACCATCCCATACTACCTGGGATTTAAGATTTTTCCCAGGTTGTTTTGGATTAGGCCAAACAACATAAAAATCTGGTGACATCATCGGTATAAAATTTGAAATAATTTGGTCCATATCATCTTCATATTTTGTAATGATTGATAATTCAAATTCTATATTCATTGGTTGTGGTCTGTTTTTGAGTACATCATAGCCGTCAGCTGTGCCACTTTGGAATAATAGTCCGTTATTTGTATCGGCTACTCTCATCGTATCTCTTGATATTGAACCCTTGACTAAAGTAATTAGAGGAATTTTTAAAGTTTTGTTTTCGTTTTCTAAAGATTTTAAAATTCTACTTCTATTACCGTAGTAGCAAGGAACTTCTATCAATTTTTGAATACCAGAAGAATCCCTTCTGTCTATTATAATGTTGTTAAAAACATCTAATGTCTGTGCAGTTGCTGTCCTGATTTCCGAATTATATGAACGAGTTTTCAATTAAAACTCCTTTAATTTAGTTTTGTTAAATATATTTATAAACTAGAATACTTCTATGATATAAATAATTACAATAACAAAAGAGAGATTAAAAAATATGAGCTGGTATAATACCATTATGGACGGTGTGTTTAGATTTTCATCTAAGGATGCTGAAAAAACAAATTATAAATATGAAATTTTTGACAAACTTGCACAAGAAGTTAATGTCAATGATTGGTCAGCTGTTGCTAAATACTTTAAAAATATTGACAACCAAGAATTTGGTACAGCAGGTGGGCAAATGGGTCAAGGAATGGGAGACACAATGTATGGTTCCATTTCAACAAATAAAGTAGTAAGACTTTCATCATATAGAAGAATGGCAGAATTTCCTGAAGTTGGGGATGCAATTGATGAAATATGTGATTCCGCAATTACATCAGATGAAAATGATAATTTATTGAACTTAAAACTTCCATCTAAATTCGGAGACTTAGATCAAAAAGAAATTAACAATGCCTGGAGTGAATATATAAACTTGTTTGATTTTGAGAATCGAATGTTTGAATATATGAGATTGTTTTGTATCGACGGTGAACTTGCTTGGGAAAATATTGTTTCAAAAACTGAACCAACTGCTGGAGTTTTAGATATAAAATTTCTACCATCAGAAAGTTATGAATTTACATACGATATGACAACACAACAGCGTGTTGGTCTTACTGTATTTGTAAATGATGGTGATGTAAATATCAATGCTCATGAGAGTGAACAGAAACAAAAGTCTAGCAAATACAGTGTAGGTAATGTCAATATACAGACACTTAATACTTATGATGCTTTAAACGATGAATCAGCGGTGTTCTTACCATCTGAACAGATTACTTATATTAATACAGGACTTTATAATTCAATTGGTTCATTTGTATTTCCTGTTCTTGAAAGAGCACGGAGAGCATACAACCAACTTGCAATGATTGAAGATTCTATTATAATATACAGGTTAGTTAGAGCGCCAGAAAGATTAGTTTTCAATGTTGATGTAGGTAATGCAACAAGAACTAAAGCTGAAGAAGAAGTTATGAAAATGATGCAGAAGTATAACACTAAAAAGGTATATAATCCTAACACTGCGACAATTGCTAATGATTATGATCCACATTCAATGCTTGAAAGTTTTTGGTTTGTTAAGTCACAAGGTGGTAGCGGTACAGAGGTAACTACACTTGGTGGAGGACAGAATTTAGGTGAATTGGAAGATTTAAACTATTTCTTAAGAAAATTATATATTTCATTGAAAGTTCCATATAACAGATATGCAGAACCTACAGATAATTTAGAACGATCTACATCTATCAATTATGAAGAATACAGATTTGCAAAATTTATAATGAGACTTCATAACAGATTTGCGTTAGGTTTGAAGGATGGATTCAAAACACATCTTAAACTTAAAGGAATCTGGGATAAACAGAAAATAAAAGACAAAGATTTAAAAATCAGATTTACTCCACCATCGTCATTTGACAGATATGAAGAACAACAAAGAATGACGATAATCATCGAACAATATACATCTATGGCAGATAGGGAAGAATTTTCTAACACATTCTGTATGGAAAGATATTTAGGTTGGAGCAAAGAAGATATTGCAGAAAATTGGAAACGTTTAGAAGAAGATGCTGTACAGCAAGGAATTATTAATTTCCACGCAAATTTAGCAGAAGAACAGGGTGACCCAAATCCACTTCATAAAGAAGAGGAAGAAGACTGGTAAGATAATTTTGAGAACAACCCGTGGATTTTTCCTTTAGTGTGGTGCAGGGTTGTTCTCTTTTTCTTATAAATATATTCAACCACACATTAAAGGAAAGAATATATGAACTATCAGAAACTCTACGATTTGATTATTAAAAAACACAAAATTTTAAATTTTAAAAAAGGCCAAGATATATATCTTGAATCACATCACATCTTACCTAAATCTATAGGAGGCACAAACAATAAAGAAAATTTAGTTAATTTAACAGCAAAAGCTCATTTTGTTGCTCATCATTTACTTTGTAAAATTTATCCAAACAATAATAAAATAATATATTCGTTTTGGATGTTCGTAACTAAAACAAGTAATAACAATAAAAGAAAGTACAAAGTAACTTCTTCTATGTATGAAAAAATTAAAAAAGAATTTAGTATAAGATTATCAAATCAATTTAAAGGAATCAGAAAAACTAAAAAATGTGTTGATAACATGAAAATAGCTGCCAAAAATAGAAAACACAAAAAATGTATTTTCTGTGATAAAAAAATACATCCTCACATGTATGCACGATGGCATGGTGCTAAATGTAGATTAAATCCAAATATTGACACACAAATTTTAAAAGAAAGAAGTAAAGAAATGAGCACAAAATTCAAAAATCGAAAACATTCTGAAAAAACAAAAGCAAAAATAAGTCAATCTTCTAAAAATAAATTTGTTTCTGAAAAAACAAAAGCAAAAATAAGTCAATCTAAATCAGGAAAAAAACAGAATATAGTTAAATGCCCACATTGTGATAAAATAGGTGGGATAAGTAATATGCATAGATGGCATTTTAAAAATTGTAAGACACTTATAAACTTATAAATAAATATAAATAAATAAAAACAGGATAAACATGAAGCCGCTTAAATTAATATATGAAACATTATTCGATAATTTTGATTATGATATAATCATTGAACAACAAAACACAACAAAACCTTTATCTATAAAAATTAAAGGACCGTATGTTGTTTCTGAAACTAAGAACGCAAATGGTAGAGTATATTCTCAGAAGTTGTTAGAAGAAAAAACTATCCCTGATTTTCAAAAAAATTGGATTGATACAAAAAGAGCATACGGTGAGTTAAATCATCCGCAGTCCACTAAAATTGATCCTAAACTTGCAAGTGACAGAATTTTATCACTTAAACAAGATGGAAAAATCTGGATTGGTGAATCAATTGTTATGGCGAGTGACCCAAGATTTGGGATTATTGGAACTCCAAATGGTGATATAGTTGCTTCATTATTACAACACGGTGGAAAGATTGGTAAATCAACAAGAGGTGTTGGAGAAATTAATGAATCATCTAGAATTGACACAAAATACAAGATGATTACTGTAGACACTGTTGTGGATCCATCTGGGCCTGGTTGCTTTGTGGATGGAATAATGGAATCAAAAGAATTTATGATTGATAATCATGGAGATATAATTGAAGTAGCTTTCGATAAATTTACCGAAGGTTTAAAAAATATTCCTTCTCATTCTGTAAAAACAGATATAGGTGGGGAATTCGTTTATGATATTTTTAAGCAGTTCATAAGGGACATAAACTTATAAATAAATATAATAAAATAAAAAAATGTTGAAGGAAATCCAAAAATGGAAAATAAGAACATTGGAAAATTTGTTAAAGAATTACGTCAAGGCAATTTAAAAAATGCTAAAGAACGTCTACAAGAAGCTTTAACAGAAAAATACGAAAGTAAAAAATCTAAAATAAAAACGGAGATTTAATATATGAAAGATTTATTTAAAAAGCTTTTAGACGATTTATCATCAAAAGATGTTATAAGTGAAGAAAGAAAAGATGAGCTTAACATTCTTTTTGAAACAAAAATAAAAGAATACAAAGAAAAAATATTTGAAGAAGCTTTAGAAAGTGTTGACGAAAAACACATTGCTCTTTTAGATAAAGTTGTATCTAAAATTGACGAAGACCATACTGAATCATTAAACAAAGTTTTATCTAAAATTGATGAAGATCATACTGAATTATTAGAAGGTGTTTTATCTAAAATTGATGAAGATCATACTGTTGGTTTAAAAAAGGTTGTTGAAAAATATGAAAATGGAATGCAGGAAGAACTTGAAGGAAAAGTTTCAGATTTCTTAGATGTTTATATTGAAGATAAACTTCCAGAAGGAAAAATCGTAGATACAGTTCGTTTAGAAAAATTAGAAGAAATGTTCAACGAAATTAAACAGATTGCTGTAATCTCTGAAATCTCTATGGATGAAGAAATTAAAGAAGCTGTTCAAGATGCTAAAACAATTATTGAAGATAAAGATTCTGAGATTAATACTTTGATGATTGAGAAAATTGAATTAAGTAAAAAATTGAAAAGAAATGAAGCAAGTAATTTGCTTGAAGATAAATGTAAAAACATAAATCCTAAAATGCGTGCATATATTGAAACTCGTTTCAAAGATGCAGACGTAGAAGAAATTGAGGATACGTTTGAAGAAGCTATTGCAGCTTTCGAAGAAGATGAGACTCTTTTAAGAGAAGAATTAAAAGATCAAGCAACTTCTAATGTTAACCCTAAGAAAATCTTAACTGAGGGTGCCGCTGACGATAAAACTAAAAATAGTAATACATCTGATATGATGAATCATTACATTGATCGTTTTAAACGAAGCAATAAATACAATCACTAATTATAAAAATATATAAGGAATTATACAATGGGTTTTTATAAACAACTAGGTCCTGACTATCAGGAAAAATGTTTGGAAAAATGGCAACCGCTTTTAGAAGCTGATGGCCAAGCTCCAATTCAAAACGAACAGGTTGCATTAGCAACTGCTATAGTACTTCAGAACTCTGAAGAAGCTAACTTAACAGAAGCATATTCTGGACCTGCGGCAATGTCGCAATTTGGTTCAATGGGTGCACAATCATCTGCAGCATCACCGCTTGCTGGTGGTGGAGCATTTGGAAATTATCCTGTGGATGCTGGTAATGCTGCACAAGGTGGCGGAGCACAACCTGGATATGGTGGTGGAGCAACTGATGATGCTAGAATGCCTTCAGTAGTTATCCCTACAGTTAGACGTATCTTTCCTAACCTTTTAGCACATAGTGTTGTTGGTGTTCAACCAATGAACGGTCCTGTTGGATTCGCTTTTGCTCTTCGTGGACAATACGGAGTTAATGGTAAAGGTGCTACAGATATGAACAATAAAGAAATTGGTTACAATGAAATTGATTCTTCATTTACTGGTGCATCTGGTAATGCTGGAACAGGAGATTTCTGGGAAGCATTTGCTGGTTCTGGTGTAGCAACTAATTTAGGTGTTAATACTTATGACGAATCTGGTAAAGGTGCTACACTTGGAGATTCAGAATGGTGGAACGTTGGTGAAGATATGCCAATGGCGAAACTAAAAATGGAAAAAGGTACAGTTACTGCGCGTTCACGTAAATTAGCTGCTGCTTTCTCTCTTGAAATTGCAGAAGATATGATGGCAATGCAAGGTGTTAACGTTGATGACGAAATGGTTAATATTATTTCTTATGAAATTCAACAAGAAATCGATAGACAATTACTTACTGAAATGGTAAGAGCAGCGATTCACGGTGGACGTACATCTACTTGGTCTCCTGTATCTGCAGATGGACGTAATCAATTAGAAAGAATTGGTACTCTATATACTCACGTATTAGACAAAGCTAATGAAATTGCTATTACAACAAGACGTGGACCTGCTACTTTCGCAATAGCTGATCCAAAATCTTGCACAGTATTAGAAAGACTTCAAGATTTCACATTAGATCAAGCATCATCACAAGTTGATACTGGAGCTGTTGGAATTGCAAAAGTTGGAGTTCTTCGTAATGGAAACATTACTCTTTACAGAGATACATTTGCTGGCGGAAACTACATTTTACTTGGATATAAAGGACCTACTCCTTATGATTCTGGTATTATCTACTGTCCGTATATTCCAGTTCAATTAATGCGTGCTACTGCACAAGAAAACTTTAGTCCTAGACTTGGTGTTCGTACTCGTTACGGAATCTTAAACCATCTCTTCGGCGCAGAAAATTATTATCACATGATAAAAATTGACGATCTTGCATCTACTGCCTTACTTGGCGACGGAGCAAACGGAAGAGTTTTCACATACGCGTAATCGTATTTGAATATTTTAAACGAGGTACATTAATTTGTATCTCGTTTTTTTGTGCCTAAATTAAATTATTTTGCGTTTATTCTCTAAAAACCGTTTGACAGCTGC